ATAATCATATTGTTGTTCTATATTAGAAGGCCAATATAAGTTACCACCACTTAAAGTTTCTGTAAAGTCTTTACTTGCATCTGACATAGCTTGAGGTGATAAATATTTATATGATTATTCCTATATCTATATATGAACACCCTTAAGGGAAAATATATTCCCAAAAATTCTGTCAAGTATAGGGGAGACTACCGTAATATTATTTATAGATCTTCATGGGAACTAAAATTCATGAAGTACTGCGATGGTAATCCTAATATACTTGAGTGGGGTAGTGAAGAGATTATTATTCCTTATAGATCACCACTTGACAATAGAATTCACCGATACTTTGTTGATTTTTATATAAAAGTCAGAGATGTTAATGGAAACATTCAGAAGTATTTAATTGAAGTTAAACCAAAAAAACAAACTAGAGAACCAAAGGTTCAACAGAGGATGACGAAAAAATATATCTATGAAGTTACTGAGTATGCCAAAAACCAGGCTAAATGGACAGCGGCAAAAGAGTTTTGTGATGATAGGAATTATAAATTTATGTTAATCACAGAAGACGAACTCAAAGTATGAGTATTTTTCAAGAGATACGAGAATTAGCTGGTAATGAACCGAGATCATATTCTTGGTATCGTGATGTAGTACGGATGAAATTTCAATCAGTAGATCTGTATTCAGATATGTCTGAGATGGAAGAGTCTATGATACCGACTCCAGGTGAACTTTATATGTTTGAGTATAAGGCAACTTATGCTAAAAAATTAAAGTTCTATGATGAGTTTCCGCTTGTTTATGTTTTGAGTACAGGTACAAAATTTTTTGGTGCTAACTTACATTACCTAAGACATAGGTCTAGGATGAATGTAATATTAGGATTAGAAAATGGTAGAGCTAGGTTTCCTAAACAGTGTTACCATCATTATGTTGTGGCGGGACTAGAAACACCTCTTTATAAAATAAATAAATCAGATTATAAAACATCTATCTTTCTTCCTATCGAAAGTTTTGTTACTAGAAAGAATGATATGTACCAACAATATAGTAAATCAGCCGTCTGGGGAGAAACTTCACAATGAGTAGAATATCTGGCACAATGCCGATGTCGAATTATGCGACATTTAAAGAACAATTTAAAAAATCTGGATACAGTAGTAATAATTTCTATGATATTACCATAGAGTTAGACAGCAATCTAAACTTAATTCGACAACTATCGAAGGATCCTCAGTTTGGTTTGAGATCCACTAAACAATTGCTTAGACTTTATTGTGATGAAGCTACAATGCCTGGTCTAACGATGTCAACGGGTGATTATAGAATTACTAATACACCAAACCTAAAGTATGCTTATGGTGCAGTATTCAGTGGGTTTAATGTATCTTTCATGTTGGATGCTGATTCTCAGATAAAAAATATGTTTGACCTGTGGACTAATTGGATCTATGGTTACGCAACTCAACGAATGAGTCTATTAGATTCATTTGATATATTTGAGATATCACATCAACAGGATAATTTTAGAACAGCATATAGAGATGACTATACTGTTGATATTATGATTGTGAAGTATGAGAGATCTATGAATGGATCTATAAATGGTAGAGAACCAAACGATAAGAGAACTGCATATTCTTTTGAACATATAATCCCAGATTCACGGGATAGGAAAAATACTAAATTTTATAAGGCAATTCCAGTACATGCTACAAAAATATTCAATGCTTTCCCATCAAACATATCATCAGTTTCATTGGGTAGAGAAGAAACATCTATGTCAAAATTGTCTGTAGGTTTTGAGTATGAAACTTTTACAACTACAACTCTCAATTCCTTATCCGTTGATAACTTTAGAGATCCTATTAATGGTGGAACTGGAATCGATATTTTGGATACATTGAAGGGAATTCTCGCCTAAGTGATGTATAAATACTTCAGATAGTATTCTACATTATACGGAGTTGTAATGACATTACCAAAGCTTTCTACGCCAATTTATGAGTTGGTTGTACCATCTACTAATAAGAAGATTAAATATAGACCTTTCCTAGTGAAGGAAGAAAAAATTCTTCTACTCGCCATGGAAACTGAAGATGAAAACCAGATGGCGAACGCAGTTAAAACTATTCTATCTAATTGTATCCAAACACCTAGATTTAAAACTGATAGTCTTGCTTTATTTGATATTGAATATATCTTTTTAAACATTAGGGGAAAATCTGTGGGTGAAACGGTAGACCTTAAGATTACTTGTCCCGATGATAATGAAACTATTGTTGATGTGCAAATTGATTTGGATGAAATTGTAGTTGAAAAACAGGAAGGTCATTCAAACACCATAAAGATGAATGATGATGTATCAGTTGTAATGAAGTATCCAAGTATGGATTTATTTATTAAAAACAATATGGCTGATAGTTCATCTACTGAAGTTGATGAGGTATTTGAAATTGCATCCATGTGTATTGATCAAATTGTAGAAGGTGAAGAAGTATATGAAGCTTCTAATTCTTCCAAGAAAGAGATCAATCAATTTTTGGAAGGAATGGATACAAAACAATTCTTAAAGGTACAGAAATTCTTTGAGACTATGCCAAAGTTATCCCACACAGTTTCTGTTACAAATCCAAATACTAATGTAACAAGTTCCGTAGTAATTGAGGGTCTAGCAAGTTTTTTCTGATAGCCCTATCTCACGAGTCACTTGAAAATTATTATCAAGTCAACTTTTCTATGATGCAACACCACAAATATAGTTTAACTGAATTGGATAACATGATTCCTTGGGAAAGGGAGATTTATATTCAAATGTTAGTTGCTTATATTAAAGAAGAAAACGAACGCATAAAGAAACAACAGAGTTAATATGCCCGCACCCGCACTAGCAGCTATAGTACCATTATTAAAAAGACTCATAGGAGGATTGGGTCGTTGTGCTCTTAAGGGCGGCCGTAGTGCTCTAATGACTGGTGTGCGAGCGGGAGCTAGGGGCGGAATAAGACAAGGAATAAGATCAGGAGTAAGACAAGGCGTAAGAAACACCGTGCGAGGTGGTGTTGGTGGACGAGGCGGGGGCGGTAGAAACCGTGGTGGAGGTCGTGACGGTCAACTCGCTAAAACAAATGACTCTGCTATTGTTAGATCAGAGAGTGGTGGTCTTGCTGTACCTGGTAGAACCATAAAGGAAGGAGGAGCACTAACTTCATCAATGGGCCCAAGTAGTCAGAAGTCTTCTGCAATTGTAAAGACTGGACCTACTAAAGATACTGTACTTGGTTTGTTGGAACAGATAAAACAAACTGGAGATCAAATTCTTGAAGTAGAAGTAAAAGAATTAGATAACGATAATAAAGAATATAAAGATACAAAGAAAGAACAAGAGAAAGAAAGAAAACAATTAGGATCTGAAAAGAGAGACGAAGAAGAAAATAAACAGGAAGAAAAGAAAGCAAAGAAAGGAAATTCGAAAAGAAATCCTGTTGTAAAAGCTGCAAAAAAGGGTCTTGGTAATATATTTGGTTTTTTGTTAGGAATCTTTAAGGACTTTATTTTATATAAAGTTTTAGGTTGGTTTGCTAATCCAAAGAATAAGAAGAAAGTTCAGAGTCTTGTTAAGTTTGTAGGAGCTATTCCAGGCGCCATAAAGTTCCTGTGGGAAAGATTTGTTGAACCATGGTGGGAATTTAGTAAGAATCTTTTTGGTGGTCAGTTTAAAATAGGCATGGCCATGTTTAATGTAGTCAAGGATCTTATTACGCTCAAGTGGTTAACAGATCCAGGGAAATTCCTTAACACTTTGATGGAGATTCCAAAAAAATTAATAGAAGTTGTGCCAGGAATTATTGGTTCTCTATTAAATGCTATCACTGGTGGTGCTGTATCAAAAATTGGTGATTTAGTCAGTGGTTTATTTAACAATCCACTTAAAGGAATTGATCTTGGTAGTGTAGGAGATTTGCTTGGAAATGCTGCAAACTTTGTTAAGGGACTACTTGGTAATGCATGGAGTGGTATTACTAATTTTGTCGGTGGTTTATTTGGTACTGGCGGAGGAGGAGATAAGAAAACAGATGATAAACCAAAACCATCATCTCCTTCATCACCTCAAACACAAACACAAACACAAACAGCTCCTTCTGCAAGACCTGGGGCCCCTCGTACTACTAGTCAACAACCAACTACAAAAGCTAAGACAGCAAAGTCTGTGCTC